AGGGTGGCCGTTAGTTGTTGCGGTACCAACAACCTTGTGGTCATCAAGAACTTGACTCGATGGACATTGGATTAATGTCTCCGGCCCCATAATCCGGTTATTGGGATGGCCAACGCAGTGCAGTTGGTGACGGCGACCAAAGGTCGTACCAAAACATTATAACATCGAGCAATCAATATGGAAACAACTTTATTATTTATCGTAACAAGCTTCTTCGCCTTTGGCGTCGTAAAATTTTTATACAATTTGCCTAGGCTTTATCGTTTTTTGAGTCATCTCCTTTGGTGCTGGTGGTATGGTTTCGTGCGGGTTAACGCACGACAAGAGAAGATGGCTACTCGTCTGGCATTTTATGTGTCAGACGACGATTGTCTACCTCTTGATGCGGTGAGTGAGTCTATTGAGAAGGGTGATGTAGTCGTCGAGAGGAGGGTCAGGAGATCCAGGAGGGCACCCTTTGCCGCCTGGCTCGTGTCCCATATTCGCGGCGTTGCGCTTAGCCAATGTGTTCGCACGGAAGCTAGTGTGATGGTGTTTGAGCGCCACGCTCGTGCTATAATGGCTGAGCGTGGAGTCAGACCTAGCGACGCGGCTGCGGTTCTTCCGTATGCCACAGCATTGTTCTTTGATCCTAGGGCAGTTGATCAAATAGAAGCGGTTGCCATAACAAATTCCGCTTCTTTCGTCAACTCCAGACGTGAGTATTCCGCCAATTACGTCGGTGTTGCCGGGTGGTTCTCCTTTGGGAGTACCACCTAGGGTGGCCCAGTCAAGCTCCGCGGGATTGATTCTTCGCCTTCCAAAGCTCCTCCTGCTTTGAATTGCGATGGCAAGCCTCGGATGGTCGGAGCGAGACGGTGGGTTGCTAAACGTGACTTCAGAACTATATCTCAGGTTGGGAGGCTTGCGCCCAACTCTGATCTGACTGTTCACAACTCTACAATGGTTAATCTCGAACGGGCTCTCTTAGAGCGGGTGTATTACGTCAAGGGTGCAAATGGTGAGTTTGCACCTCCACCCGTTCCGGTCTGTGATGCCTTCAATGATTGTCTCCCTGTTTTCAGGGAGGTTTCTCGTAATTGCGCTAGGTTCCCTTCCTTGACCTTGGATGAATTTCCAAGACGTTACAAGGACGCGAAGAAGCGTAGTATGTACGAGAACGCTGTCGAGTCTTTGCACTCGACACCAATCTCTTTGAAGGATGCTAACATCACGGGCTTTGTCAAGAACGATAAGTTGGACTTGACAAAGAAATCGGATCCTGTTCCTAGGCTCATATCGTCCTATGGGCCTAGGTACGTTGTATCGTTAGGTAGGCACTATGCACATCGAGAGCATAGTTTCATTAGGGCATTGGATAAAACTTGGGGTTCTAGGGTTGTTGCTAAGGGGCTAAACTCCGCTCGGAGGGGTAAGTTGTTGTCTGATAAGTGGGATAGGTTTAAGGTTCCTGTGGCTGTTACTGCCGACTTTGCTCGGCTGGATCAGCATATAAGTAACCCCGCTCTGAGGTGTGAATTTGATTTCTACCTCAGTTTGTGTACCTGTCCTGAGGAGAGGCGTGAGATGAATTTCCTCTTGGATTTCCAGTTGGTTGGTGAGGGTGTTGGGCGTGCTGAGGATGGTCAAGTTAGGTACATTACTGAGGGTGGTAGGAAGTCTGGTGTCCCCAATACCGTGGGCGGCAACACCCTGCTCGTCTGCGTCATGTTCCTTGCTTACGTCCGTAAGTACGGCTACGACATTGAG